GATCCACGTGGAACTGTCGCAGTCAGCGTGGGGTGCAGGATAGTCGCGACGACAGCTTTCGAGCCGCCCGGAGTCGTGCCCATCGACACCCGATATTCCCGCAGTTGCGCTGAAGGAAGTGCGGTACCGTCAACGCGCTCGGTTGGAGCGGCCCAGCGCACAACGTCAGTCACCGTTTGCGATACGACTACGCCGCCAATGCCCAGCACCGTCGCCAGTAAAGCGACCCACCAGCCACGAATTTTGTTCCGCGCGTCCACAAAAAAGTTCTTGATGCGATCCATGTTGATACCTCTAGTTAGCAGATGAGAGTGCTTGCTGCACTCTCGCCCTCAGGATCCCGGAAATGGGGTAATCATAACCCTAAATAGGGTTAAATTATAAGAAACACCCCTTTCATAGGTACCCTTTGGTTAAAATTTAGCGATCCGCTTCGGTGTAGATACCCGCTACGCCGATTGCCGTGGTCGTAACAACGATATTTGCCGTGCCGTTCGACATGGAGCACTGCGGCCCCATGAACGCGGTGTCTACGGGTAACGTTGTGGTCTGGCTGCCCGAGTACGTTACGGCGTTTACAGTGTCGTCGAGACGCCAGAAGATGGTGGTGCCGTTCGGCGCGCAGAACATATAGAAGTCATACGAGTTGCCCGCCACGATGGCGTTGGCAAGGTTGATGGGTTGCTTCGTCGTGGTCGCGGTGTTGCGAGTGACGAAATTGAACGCACCAGATCCAGTGCTAGGGTCGGTTGTGTCGTGCCACAACCCGCAGACGTTGTTGATCACGACATCTGATTGGGTTACGTATGTCCCGGCAGCCGCCGCCAGTCCTGCAAACAGCCGCACTGTCGCAGCCGGATAAAGCTCAACGATGAACCTCGCCACGTAGAAGAACCCGCCCAGTCCCGCAGACGGACCGCGCCAATAATTGAGCGAGTCCGCCGCTGCTGCCCGGATGCCGAGCGACTGATTCGTCGTAGTGACGATGTTTGCGTACCGCGTCCGACGCATCTGGTTCGAGATCGCAGGCGCGGTATTTGCCGGGGTTGGATGTGAGACCGTGCCACTCGATGTCCACACCGGGCCAAGCCCAGTACCTGACCCCGTGCCAGTAGTGCCAGTGCTCGGCACGTACATCAGAATGCGGTTCTGGAAGAACGCCGATTGAAAACAGGTATCTACGCCGCCGGGCCCTATCCACTTCGGCAGCATGCGCCCGGCCACGCTCCGGGCGTACACCCGCAGGAAGTCGGTCGCGGGGGCGCTGGGCTCTGCTGCCGTTGAGCCTAGGAGCAACTTGTTGTCGCTGATCCCTACTTCTGTCGCACCCGCGAGGGCACCCGCGTTGTTGAATTGGACCTGAGTTGTGCTACCGCCAGCGCCTGCTGTCGGTGCAGCCCACGTGCCGTCCGCACGCATAAAGTTGGCGGTGCCACCGCCTGATGCGGGCACTAGTCCTTTCAAGCCTGACGTGAAATTGTCCAACAGCGTCGTGGCTTGGGTGCCAGTCAGAGACTCTTGAACGCCGGTGGCGGCTGTGATCCGCCCCATGATCCGGGCGGTAGCCACGTCGGCCTGCTTGGCCAGTGTCACCGCGCCAGCGGCAATAGTCAGGGTGTTGACGTTGGCAGCCGCCGTCACGTCCCCCGTGAACTCTGCCCGGCCAAGCGTTACAGCGGCGTTCGCGCCGCCGTCTGCAAGCGAAAGGCCCGCCCCTACGGCCAGCGTCCGCTCGTCGGTGAGCGTGCCGTTTAGCCCTATCGTGACGTACGAGGCATTTGTCGGTGCCCCGCCGCCGCCCGTGCCCGGGGGCTCCGCCCACGTGCCATCGGCCCGTATAAAGTTTATGGTGCCGCCACCTGATGCGGGCACCGCGCCCTTGAGGCCGCTGGTGAAATTGTCGATCAGCGTGGTTGCCTGAGTGCCGGTCAGCACCTCTTGCGCGCCCGTCGCCGCCGTCACTCGCCCGAGCAAGCGGGCCGTGGCAACGTCGGCTTGCTTCGCGAGCGTGATCGCCCCGGCGTCCACAACCCACACGGTACCCGCAGCGGAGACGGTAATGTCCCCCTTGTCGCCGTCAGGGACAGCCGCCCCACCGGCAATCGTAACCGTAATCTCGTTCGCTGCTCGGGAGGCGACAACCCCGGCTCCCACAAAGTCAACACTGGTCACGGTGCCCGTTGTGCCGAGCCCCGAACCTTCGTCCTCAAACAAGATCGACGCTTGCCCGCCGCCGGAGCCGCCCACTGGGGCGTACACGACAGGGCCTAGCGAAACCGCTATGAATAGCTCCGGGGGAGTAGCATCCGTGTCAACCCACAACTGGCCTAGCTGCACGCCATCTGTTGGCGGGCTGGGACCGTAGATCGCTTGACGTGTAGCAGAGTGCCGTAGCGTCATGCTGGGGGTTTCATCGTAATCTTGGGCCAGAGGTAGCCGAAGAACTTACGGGGAACCATGTCTATCCTGGCCCCGCACTTCTGGCAAGCCATGACAATTTTCTTGGCAGCGGCTGAAAGGCCCCCCGGAAATGCGTGGATCTCCCCGCAGTACTTACAGACAAACCACCTCACGGAGGTTAGTTCCCGCCGCCGCGCTGGAAGTATACTGTGCCTGTGCCAGACGCTAGGATAACGGCCACGTCGGTAACTCCGGGGGCCAGTGAGAACACCTCAGTTGAACCGGGGGCAATGAAAGCGTCCGTAGCCACGGCGGTCTGTGCCCCAGCGCCGGAACGGAAGAACGCTGCGCTGGACGTGGCGTTGTAGACGCGGACGGTACCGCCAACGCGGGTCGCGTCGAAGCCGGGCAACGAGCCAGCGGCGCTGGTAGTGGACGCCGCGATGGCGACGTTGTTGCCGAGGCTGGAAAACGAAAGTGAGGCCATACAATCCTTCCTGTTGGGCGAGTTATAGTCACTATTAGTGACTATTCGCTAAACTCAGTAAACTCAGTATAAATGGAGGGGCCGGGGGAGAACCCCCCGACCCCGCCCTGTTAACGCCTATTACAGCGTTCGACCCACGAACGGGTAGTTAAGGTAGCCAGCCGTCACAGCCGCAGTGGTCGCAGTGGCCGACAGGCGAAGCCCGTCAATCACTTCCGAGCCCGCAGTTGCGTCGTCGTCAACGCGCCCAGCCTCTGCCGTAGTGTTCAACGCGGTGTTGAGCACAGCAGAAGCCGCCACGTTAATCGCCGTGGGTCCGTAGATCTGGACCCAACCAGCCTGCACAGCCGTATTTGAAGCGACCGTAGCAACCACAACGCCGACCCGGGGACCAGCGGCATTGCCGGGGGTCGTGGTCGTAAGTGTGGCCGCAGCGGTTACAAACAAGCTGCTAATCAGCACCACGTCACCAATGGCGTACGCCGTTGATGCCGGGAAGCTTACATAGATATACTCTCGCACACCCGTCTGTGAGTCGATAGCCCCGCGAGCGCCATACGCAAATTGCGCAGACGGAGTCGTGGTACTAATAACATTCACATCCGTGATGTCGAGACCAATAACGCCAGTACCTGATGCCATAAGTAATTCCTCCTTGGCTTAATTGTTATCCCAACGACCCTGGAACTGCTGCCCAGAACTCGTCAGGTTGCCTGCCCAAGCCAGAATCTGCACTTCGGCGTCCTGGTTGACCGAGACTCGCTTATTGGGCGAGAGCGGGACCATGTTACGCGCACTGTGCGGACGCCAGTGGAGATACTTGGTGTTCAGGAAGAACGCGGTGTTTGCCGGCGCGTTGCCGTCAATACCACCGTCCAGAACCACGTCAGCATCCATGTACTTGAGAGTCGTGAAACCGAGCTTGCCCGTCTCCGTACCGGAGAACCGCTGCAAAGCCTGCAAGGACGCCAAGTAAAGGCCCCAAGTCAGGTTGTCCACAACGATGACAGTCGGCTTGTCCATGCCACGGCAAAGCCGCGCATACAGACTATTCCAGCTAGCCTGAATCGTGGCTGACGTAATACCCGACGTGTCCACAACTACGTGCCGCCAGAACGGCCAAGACGCACGGTCAATACCACCGTAAACGCCCAAGGTGTTCGCAACCGGGAGCGCAGCACCGAGGCCGGTGATCTGCTTGCCGCCCGAACCCGTACCGTCCGAGTAGATGCCGTTGGCAATGAGGTTTGCCATCGAAGCAAACGCCACCTCCATGCGGGCTTCCATAAGGTCGATGATCTGCTCTTTGCCCGAATTCTGGAGCATCTCAAGCCCCGAAATCGTGACCGGAACAGCCACCTGCTTGAGCTGGTACTCCGCCGCAGAGATCACGTCCTGCGCCGCAACCGGCAGAAGGTCATAACCGCTGTAGTAACCGGCGTTGCCGTTACTGGAGAACGAAATCTCTTGAAGGATTGAGGATCCACCTGAAGTCGTTTTGACTTTACCACTCTTTTTCAACCACGCGAGAAGTGCGTTGTTGTCGGTCACGTTGTCCGCGATCTGGCCCGTTCGGCTCTGAATCGTGGTTGCAACAATGTCCGAGATTGAACTATTTGCAAAGGCCATGAGGCCCTCCTTTAGTCTTTAACTCAGTTTTAGGGTTGTCTTTTCCACAATCGCGCTTGGGTCAATAAGGAGACCGGGGGACCGGGCCTTGCGTACTAGCGGACAGGAACATCAAAGGAATCCTCGTAGGTTCGCCCGGGGGCGATGGCCTAGAGGGGAGACTCTACGACCCCATCGCCGCAACAATGGTGTCGCGGAGAGATTGGGGTTTGCCGTCCGGGGAGCCTTTAGGGCCTCCCGAGACAGAACCGGACGCTTTTCTGGACTTGGCCAGAATCGCGGCGGCTTCGGAAACATTGGGGGTGGGGGCGATCCCCTGGGTTATCCCCACAGACAGGTCGTACGCCTGCCTCATCGACAGTGAACGCCCCCGGGCGTTGGCACTCTCCAGCAAGTCGGCCATGTCCTCACGAACGGCTTCGAAGTGCGGCAAAGCGGCCACAGCCTGAATCTCACGGTCCACCTTAGCGGCCTGACTGGCTTGCACTTGTTCGGCAAGTCCGAACAGGGGGGCAAGCTCCGGGATCGACCTCGGGTCGAACCTCGGGGCGGGCGGGGTGTAGGTAGCCGCCTGTGGGCCTTGCACCAGCAACTCGTCGAGGGCACCGATGTCCACCCCGAACTGGTGGACCAAGTGTGCAACAATCTGGGCTTTCTGCGCCTGACTGCCTAGTTCAAGGGTAGCCCGGGTCTGAAACAGGGACTCCACGGCCACCATTGGGTCCTTTATCCCGTACTTCTCCAACAGGGGCATGTACGGGTGCAAGGTTCGTTCGAAGTTCTGGCTGACCTTCCGGGCCTCTGCCGTCTGGGTCATGGCCCTCTGAACGTCTGCTTCTCGGCGTAGGACCGCCTGACGGGCCTCCGGCGGGATCTTGCCCCAGTGGGCCTTCTCCCCGTGCCGCCACGAGCTAGGCGCGGCCTCTACCGTCTCTTGCACCGGGACCGGGGCTTGGCGGGTCGTTGGGGTCGTGTCTCCCTCTTGAACCGTCGCCTCCGCCGTCACCTGTAACGATTCTGGGGCCTCTACGTGGGAGGCCTCTACCTCGGTAGCGGGGGTAGGCTCCGCAGCCTCTACGGTGGGTTCTGGCGGGGTCTCCGCGTCGTCCATTGCACGGGTCAGGGCTTCTCGCATTGATTCAGACATTAGAGCATGGTCCTTTCGGTGGCCAAGAGAGTGTTATAGTACCGAACTTGGGGTGTCGGTCGTCCCGTCCTATCGCCAAGTACCGCTGGCTATCCGTTGGTTCCTGACATGTTCGAAGGAGTCGTTGAGGGAACTCAGCGTGTCCCGCCGCCGAGCGGCGTCGTGGTCTTCCTTCCTCTGGCCCCGGAGATCCTCAGTGAGGACAACATCGTGGCGTTTCATGTGGTCCCGGAGGCCGGAGCGGGAGCTGATCACGGTCCCGTCAATGGGGGAAACGTAGGGCTCGATATCTCCGAGAATCTTCGGTAGGAGATCTTCTTCCCGGGTCTCTGTGCCCTTCTCGACCATCTCCTTGAGGATGGGGTCATAGACGTACCTACGTCGCATCTTTGGCTCCTTTCTTGGCTTGGGCGGCTTTGTCCTTGTTCATCTGCTTCTGGGACGCGACCTTATCTTCCTGCATCTGTTGCTGGGAGTCCGCCTTGTCCTCCTGCATCGAGTGCTGGATCTCGGCCTTGTGCTCGTCCGCTTGCATCTTGATCTGCGCCGTCATCATCGTGGTCTGGAGCTTCATCTCCAGCTCCTTCACGCGGAGCATGTGCTCCTGCTGGGACTGCTGCATCTCAAGCTGGAACCGTTCCTTGTCCTGCGCCAACTCGGCCTGCATCTTCATCATGTCCGCTTGGTGGGTCTGCTGGGCCATCTGGCCCTCCATCTGGAGCCGCTTCTCCTCGGTCTGAGCCTTGATCTGCTCCGGGTCTGGCGGCTGGGGCTGCTGGGCCTTCTCTTGGAGAGCCTTCTCCATGCCCACAATGGCTTGGTCGATGACCCCCTCCATCTGGGAGGCCCCCTTGTACCCGGCTATGCTGAACTGGAGCAACTGGAGCAGGAACGGGGCGGAGGTCGGCATCATCTCGATCATGGGCATCGCCATACCGAGGAACTGGGAGACGCCCTGAATCAGGGCTGTGCGCTCCTCCCGAACGGCGTCGAGGTTCTCCTGAGCCATGCTCTCGGACTTGATCGAGATGCGGATGTTGAACGCACCCGGGGTCTTGATCAACTGGACCGCCTGCTCAATCAGGGGGGCGTCCGGCGTGTTCTGGATGTTGGACAACTCCACGATCCGCTGGGGGTCGTAGTAGCGTTGGATCAACTGGACCTTCTTGTTCAGGAGGTCCGTGGCAAAGCGGGCAAACTCGTCCTGAACGGCCTGAATACGGGCAGACCCGAACTGGGCCTTGATCTTCTGCTCCGTCGCGGTGACACCCGTAGTGGTGGCTTGGCCCCGCATGATGTCGGACATCCCGGTGACTTGGTACAACTGGTTGATCCGACTCAGTTGCTGCTGGGTCAGGATGTTGACCGCGTTGACCACAGCCTCAATCGGCAGCCAGTCCACGGCACCCTTGAGGCCCCCTGACTCGGCAAACATGGCCCAGTTATCGACCGGGACAAGCTGATTCTCGACTGTCTCGGTGAGCATCCGAGCCACGTCCTTGTTCGCCCGGTTGTAGACACCCACGCACTTGACGGCTTTGGTCAGCATCGCGATGCGCGACTCTAGCTCGTCGATCTCGTCGTACAAGTCCTTGGAGAGCGAGAAGTCCGGCTTCGGGAGGTACTTGGCCGTGGTCGTGTTGGCGATCATGGGCCGGGCGTCCGGGTAGAACCCGTCCAACCCCAGCATGTCCACCTCACGGTCGAGTATCTTGTCGTAGCCCTCTATGACCCAGACCGTCTCCCGTTTCTCCTCGGACCAGATCTCCCAGACCTCGGCCTCGGGGACAATCGACTCTACGGTGGAGCTTTTCTCACCGGTGAGGCGGGGGGAATTGTTGGTCGAGTAGGGGATAGCGTCCGCAATCTCATCGCCAAACCGTGCCCTGATCTCCTTTTTGCGCATGTAGGCGCGAAATGCCTTCCAGCGCACCTCCTGAGCCGTGCGGGCGGGGGACCACCGAATATCCTTCCAGTTGACGTGCAGGAGGTCGCACCACTCGTCCGTCTTGGTGGCGGGGATACCCGCCTCATCATCTCCACCCTCCTCCTCCATCGAGTACTTCACCCGAGCGCACCCGAGGCCCGTCAACAGACGGTCCTGGAGGGCCGCACGCAGGACATCATCCAGCTTGTCCTCGGGGTCGTTCATGTCGTTCTGGAGGATGCGAGTCACCATCTCCGCCGCTACCCGGGCTACATCGTCCGTGGGATCGAAGAACCGGCGGTCGGCCTCTACCTTGGGGATCTTCGCGTAGAGCATCGACTCCAAGATGGTGACGTTGGAGTGGTACAGGTTAAGCCGGTACGCACACCCGTTCAGGTCCATGTCCCCGTGGTCGTCGAGGTAGCGCCGGATGGACTCATCCGCTTGCTTGTGCCACTTGTCAAAGAACTTCTTAGAGGACGCCAGCTCACTCTGCCACGCTTTAGACGAATCCTCGTCCTCGTCCTGCTCCTCGGAGGAAACACCCGTAACCGCTCGGGTAAGGTCTTGTCGGAGGTCTGCGGGCAAAGGTCAATCCTCGTTTAGGCCGAACGACGACGGCGAGCGCCTTCATCGTGGGCAGTCCATAGTTCATCCAGCGTGTAGCCTATCACCCGGGGGGCTTTAGCTACCTCTGGCTCTCGTGTCCATATACGGGCCATGCACCCGTAGCGCAAGCTGTCCGGGGCGTGATCCTCAGCGTCCGTGTCCACGTCCTCGGGCTTGGTCACATCGTGAGGCAAGGAGGGCAGCGTGCGGATGATCTCTGAGCAAGTCGAGAAGAAGTACAGCATGGGGCCATCTTCCCCACCCTGTAGCCTCTCCCGAACCTGCGACCACCCCGGGATTCTCTTGTTGTCCCCCCGGCGGAACATGATGTTGGCGTCCGTGACCTTGGCCATCGTCTCAGCGATGGAGGGACCCCCGTTCTGGGCGTAGGCGGCAGGGTCAATGACCGAATCGTCGATCCTCTCACCACCCTCCCGGTCCAAGATCCCGTTGGCGATGTCCTCGTTCCTGAGCTTGAGGCCGATCCATCGGCCCTCGGTGGTCATCTTGCCACCGTACCACTCCCGGTAGATGATCATGGCTCCCTTGGGGAACACTCGGCCCCCCTCTACCGGGGTACCATCGGAAATAGCCCCCCAGAGAACCGAGAACGGGGCGGCAGAGCCCCAGTCCATCATCCGTAGCTTTGTCCAGTCCGTGGGGATCGCAAACGGCACCAGAACGTGCTTTGCCGTCGAGAACTCCGAAAAGTAGGCTCCTTGAACCGCGTCCCAGTCTCCATCCAGCCAAGCTCGAACCTGCTCCGGGGAGCCGGTGGACTTGAGTAGCTGCACGTAGGTCGGGTCAGCCTCCAGCAGGATCTTGTTGTCCGTAACCCGCGCCTTGACGTACAAGCGCGTTCGGCTGGTGTCTGGGTCTTGCAGAAGCTGGCCCCCGAGGGGGTAGCGGTCAATCCCGAAGTACGTTTTGACCCAGTTGTGCCCCGGTCCCCCGGGGTTTCCCGTGGCCCGTATCCGCTTGCAAGTGTGCAAGGGGTTCGGGGAGCGCAACGTCGCCTTCAGCTTCATGTACAGCTCGGGAGTTGGCCACGTGGTCAACTCGTCGTACCCAATCCACGTGTACTCGTGCCCGTGGTACTGCATCCAGTCGTCCGGGGACTCCGCGTAGCGCATCTTGAGCTGGGCACCGTTCTGCCACGTCCACGACTTGTCCGAAACCCTCCAATCGACCTTGTCCTTGCCGAACCACAGGGGGTACATCTCCTGGGACTTACGGATCAAGTCCTCCAACTGGGGGAGGGTGCGCCTAAAGAGGATTCCGTACCACGTACTGCCCCCCTCACGCGGGATGTCTTGGGCGAAGTCTCCCAGCAACCAAGAGGATTTGCCCCCGCCCCGGGCCCCGCCGTAGAACAGCTCGTCAATCCAAGCCTTTTCAGTGGCTACCTGCTGGGGGCCGGGTTGCGCCTTCCAAGGTATGAGGATCTGGCCCTTAGGCACGATCTGGAGCGGCGAAGGTGCCGTCCTCGGCCTGCAAGAGGGCGATATCCGGCTTTTTCTCCCGGGTCTCAACGTGAACGAACGTGGTGCGGTTGTCTATCGAGATCTTTTGCTCCGTTCGAGCCAGCTTGGGGAGTTTGAACTCCAAAAGGTCGAGGTAGAACCGCAGGGCCTTTTCAGGCTCCCACAGCGCCATCTGATTAAGCATGGCCCCAGCTTTACCGTGGAACTGATCCACAATCTTTGCCACCGCGTCATCGGCTCTGGCCTCCGGGGTGTCCCCCTCAAGCTGTAGGTCGATCTCAAGCCCAGCAGGGTTCAAGGGCTGGACGAACCCATCGTCGTCCACCTCCCTGTTGGTGGCGTGAGAGGCCAACCGGTTGACCGCCTCCCTTGCTTGCTGCAACTGCTCCTTCGTCATCGTGGAGTGCGCAAGCAAGTTAGGGGGCCTGCCCCGGGGTCTCCCCGTCTTACGGTACGTTCTCGGCACGTTCGAGGCTAGAGCGGAGCCCGGCCCACGTGCTGGGTCGGGTCAGGGGGATCGAACCCGACAACAGCGTCCTGGCCCCCTTCCCAGTAATCGTACCCCTCGGGATTTACTGGGAGACGCCCTTTGAACCGGGACGGTAGAGGCGAGGTCTCTCTCAGGCTTTTCATAGGGCCGTGCTCAACCGACACCTCGGGAGGGGCCGCAACGATGCGGTTAGGTTGGTTGGCAAGGGCTATTGCCCGAGAGAGAGCCTCATTGAGCTTGTACCCGTCACCAATCGTGGCGGGGGAGCGTCCTGCGAGATCAATCAAAAGGCCGAATTCCTGGGGGGTCAGGTAGGGGTCAGTCATAAAGATCTCCAAGAGGCTATTTGTTAGGTAGACGGACCCTTGTACCACGGTTTTCACAAGGGTACTGACGGCTAGGGTCCGAGAGCCGAGACGAAATCAATGAACCAATCAAGATTTAATAGAATTAAGCTTTCTGTTAAAGATTAAATGTACGATTGCTCACAGAGTTTAGTAGCACCAGCTTTTCAATAGCTGGGGCCACATCGTTGAGCGCAACCTCTAGCTGCTTGCTTGCAACGTAGAGACCGATGAGGTCGTTAGATGAAAAAATGTACCATCCATCGACATTCTCGTACTCGACTAGGATTGGCATGACCTTTAAGCCCACCTGTAGTTAAAAAAAGAGGTACCGCACCGAGGTCGGCCTCGCCGACCGAGTGTCGCCCCGCTAGCCCGCTCTCCACTCGTTACGGCTCCGACCTCGCAGACCCAGAACCTAGTATCTTCGCGCCCGCCCCCAAAAGGCGGGGCGCGTCTCAAGACCAGAACCAGAGCGCCTCCGGCGGTTGAATCCAGCCCGTCGGGCCAAGCCCTCCGGTCTGGATATCTTATAGCCCTTCGGGGGGCTTAGAGTATTTTACTGAGTTGTGTCAAGGACTGTCAACAACTATTTTCAGGTACCAGCTAAACGTATACGATACGCTCCGCTTTCCGGGGTATCTATACACGTCAGGGACAACGGGTCCATATGGTACCCCCCAGAACGAAATTCCACCCCAATATCCACCCCACAGGTACCCCTCGAGTACCGGGGTTAAACCCCCCAAAGTTGATGTCGCCAAACCCCCCGGAAGTGTCGGTAAACCCACCGGAGATGTCGCATACGCTCCGCCTACGCTCCGCTAAACCACCCCCAGCTCCAACTATTTTTTCCCCAGCACCACCTCCCCTAGCCAAGGTACGTGGACGATCCCGACCCACCCCCCGGGGTAGCATTAAGTGCTTGAAACAACTGGGGATACGCGAGGGATTGGGAGCAAGGGTCTAAGTAGAAGCTACTCCACCGACGCCCGGTCAACCCACCCCGTCCACCTGGCGGTCACTGTCCGCCTGGTGGTCATCCCACCAATGGCACGCTTCTTGCATACCCCTAGTTGGCACGATCCTTGCCCAGACCAGGGAGTGTCAACCTAAGTTAACACCACATTATGTGGGGTACCTGGGTGGGCATGCGGGAGTTTGCCTCGGTTTCCCACCATCCCCCCATCCCACCATCGTGTCGGTCCGGGTTGTTCCACGTGGAACGTCAGGCTGGGGAACGTGTCGCCGTTGGTCACATCCTGACCCTGTCGCCCGTCACCTTCTGACGTCGGGTGTCAGTCGGTCGGTAGTGGGACGGCTGGACGGTCCGTTTCGGCTTGGCACGTTCATTGCATGTTCTCAGCCAGTGAAAATAGTTGATTTAGTTGTTGACACACGACCAGAGACACGTTACCCTACGTTCAGTCACTAACAGGAGAGAGAGAGACATGACACGATCCAGCACAAATGCAGTCGAGGCGCTCTGCGCCGAACTAGACGCTGGGGCCGAGGCGGCCGAGGCGCTGTTTCGGATCAGCCGCGAGCACAACATATCGGAAGGCTATCTGCGCTACCTGTATGACTACGCCGCCCGCATGGACAGCACGCATAGCTTGAAGATGGAGCACAGAGCATGAGACAGACCATAGAACAGACCGCCGCACAGTACGCTGCGCAGATGGACGCGCTAAATCGTGCCTGTGCTAAAGCATGGCGGATCGATGCAGCTGATCCCACTGCCACCGAAGCATGGGCACGCGTTAGCGTCTTGGCGGACGGCGCCGACGTCCTGCGCCGCAAGATTGAGCGCGCCCGCCAGCGTAAAGCCATGCGGGCGAGCATCGAAGGTAGTGCTTCGCGCGCCTTCTGGAAGCTGCAGTCGATAACGCCAGCGCATGGCAGAGAGCGCCGCACACACACTAGGAGCAACTGACACATGGACAAGACAAAACAGCATCTTGCGCTGGCGCTGGTATCGCTGGAACAGGCGAGCGCCGCGCTCGCAGCTGCGCAAGCTGTGGTGATTCTCGCACGGCGGGCGCGAGACGTAGCGGCCGACAACGCCGAGAGCGCCGGCCGCAAGTACCGGGCAGAGAAGGCGCAGTCATGAACCAGCAGCTGACAGAAGCGCTCGATGCCTGGAGTGCGTCCGATACCAAAGCACGCCGCATTGCCAGAGCCGCGATAGTCAATAAGAGACATGCGGCGCTTGATAGTACTCGCGAAGCTTGGCGCACGGCCGACATACTGGCGCGCAGGGCGAAGCTAGCACACACGCTAGACGGCGCGCCTGCAGACCCGGCGGCCGTCGAAGTCGAGCGCGATGCTTGGAGCAAGTACAAAAATGCGCAGGAAATTGGTATCAGGCTCAAGGCCGTCTATAACCTGCGCCTTACGTCCGGGCCGACGGGCTTTATTGTGGCTGACTTCGGCACGTCAAAATCAGCACGTGTCCGTGCCTTGCACGCGGACCTAGGAGCGTAGGACCATGAACAACCCTCACACCGACCGCCGACTATCGAGCCGCTACGATGAACTTAGGAGCCTGGGTCTGTCTGACTGGTCTAGTCGGTCCACGGCTGCGCAAGAACTCGCACGATCATCGCCAGTAATAACTACACGCGACGCGCTCGCGGTGCTTGACAACGCATTAAAAGCGCGGTCTAATCCCCTCTCTCACCTTTCCTTCTAAACTAGGAGTAACGACGATGACAAACAGAACTTATAACGGCTGGGCGAACCGAGAAACGTGGACCGTCAACCTGGGGCTGAGTAACGATGAGAGCATCTCGGCCTACATCGACGAGCAAGCACGGGAAATTATCGGCGAGTGCTTGGAGAGAGACCATGATGCAGATGAGGCAACTATTTCTCTTGCTGAGGCCATTCAAGAGCACGTTGAAGAGAACGCGCCGCCTGCCGCCGGACTTTATGCGGACCTGCTAGCCTCAGCCCTTGAGGACGTGGACTGGAACGAAATAGCCGCTCCCTACGTGTCCGACCTGTGGTCGGATCTGGAAGCCGACTTCGTGACCGAACTAAACTCAGAATTGGAGGATTGAATCATGAACAGCGCACGGGATACACGCGAGATCCGGCCGCTCATAGGTGGACACGCCGACGAGCGCGCTTACCGCGCAACCTGGAACCGCGCACTACTTGCGCGTGACAACTGGCTTAACCGCCAGCACAAACGGGAAGCCGAACAGGCTGCGAAGGTGAAGCCGTGAGCGCCAAGATTGAAGCTTTACGGCTTGCTTTTGCTGAGGCTAAAGCAGCGGCCCTGTTAGCGCACGGCGCAGTATGGGAGGCGCGGAGCACTTTGCACGAGGCTGAGGAAAGGGCCGCAACGGCGCAATTCGCGCTCGATGAGGCGTGGAGAGCCTACCACGAGGCACAGACAGAGGGGAGCGGGACTTGAAGCCCGGGACCATGCCCAGAGGGTGGCACCGTAAGGGGCGCGGCAGAGCGTCTCGGCACTTTGTGCGGCAAGGCACGGACTACGACCGCATTCGAGAGGTGGAGCGCACCTACTGCGACGCGGTGCGCGCCCTGGACGCTAGCATGCGTGCCGATGGTGAGCGCACACACGCTCGTTCTCTGGTGGGGTTGACACATGACCACGACGTTTATTAGTCTGGATGGGTGCGGTGGTCTCAGTCCGCCACGGGGTCTATATAGACCGAACAGCCCTTCAAGGGCGAATAGCCGAGACATTTCCGGGCAACGCTGGCCACTTGCGACCCGGCCCCGTGATACCAGACCCCCGGGTTTGGGATCGACAGCTAGAGTTAGCTGGTGGGGGGTTGACTAGTACCCTAAAGACCCAGAGTCTTTATGTGCTCCAGAGGCTCTGGACCCCAAGAGGGTCACGGAGCGGATCACGGGGGGAAAGTGGCGGGGTTGACTGTTAAAACTGAGTTTAGGAGGTAACGAGCGTGGCCAAGACATTAGAGGATCGTCAACGGACCTGGGATAAGGCTGTAGCTAAGATGCGGGCGGCTACCGATGCGCAGAGGCCCCAGCGGTGGGAAGCGGTCAAGGCGGCGTTTGCAGAATACCGATTGGCGACGAAGGTGAAGCCGTGAAGCTGACCGGTCGGCGCTGTCTTTGCCGCGCCTGCGGCGAGCACTTTAACAGCGTGGCGGGGTTCGACCGACACCGGACGGGCAGCTACGACCCGCTGACGCGCCGATGCCTTGATTATGGTCAACTGATGCGAAAGGGGTTCAGCAAGAACGCGGCGGGCTTTTGGATTACCGAGCGGATGCCCGGCTCTACCATTCGGCGCGCAGATTCTAGCCGATTTAAGGCCGGCCCCATGCTAGGGCGGCGGGTGGGTGTAGAGGGGCTGGAATCGTCGCACGCGGAGGTGGGGCCGTGACCTTGCTACATCCTGCGGGCAGTCGGTTCGGGTGCTCAGAATGCGGCGCGGTCATGGCAACGCTAAAAGCTGACTTGTATCAAGGCGAGACGCGCACAGCTAGCGGTTTTGAGTGGGCTTGCGAGCCGCCCGGGGGTGGCGGGGCACCTAAGCCTATTATTTGCCATCAATGCGGTAGCGGATCGCTGTACACGCGGTCGCGGTTGCCGGATGAGGTGCAACCGTGACCCCAGACGAGGCTAAGATCGTCGTGCTTTGCATTGTGGCGCTTATTGTTATAGTCTTTGGCGAGATAGCCGACTAACACGAGACGGGGGAAAGTATGCGACTGTATAACGATCAGGTTCGGGAGTTGATCGGGTTCCGGCCCCTGGGGCGGGAATACACGATAACCTGCCCAGCCTGCAAACATCGCAACGCGTCGGCCACGTTGGACGACGACGGTTTAAGGTGGGTCTGTTTCCGCGCCAGTTGTCGGGCGGCTGGGGTAGAGGATGACGCACTTGGCGCGCTTGTGGCGCGCAAGGCTCCACCGGTGGATGATGGGTTCGTCTCAAACCCGTACCCCGACCTGCACGAGACCGACTACATCGAGGGCGAAGGGTACCTGCTTAACCGGTTCACCGGCGCGCAAGTGTGGCCTTGTTGGTCGATGAGCGGGCAGCTTCTCGGTCACCAAGTCCGGGGTCGGGAACCTGACGGCACAAAGCGTGTGCGGACGTTCAAGATCGAGCCGGGGCCGCTGTACGCTTACTATCCGTCAAGTAGGTTCCCGGAACGCACGTGGATTGTCGAAGATAACGCTTCGGCGTTTCGCCTTTACCGGGGCGATGGGGCGCGAAGCATCGCGCTTCTGGGGGTGTCCGTGCCTGATGCGCTTGCGTGGTCGCTGCGCGCTACGGGCGGGGTTGTGTGGGTTGCCCTAGACCCTGGGGCCGAGACCGCGTCATTGAAGGCTAGGGATAAGCTGCGGGCGGTGGGGGTCAACGCAAACGTGCTGTTCCCCGATAAGGACGTTAAAGACATGAGCGACACCGAGTTTCAGACGTTCATCGCGCAGGTTCAAACAGTATGAGTTTGGCGCACAGATCGCTCGTAGTCGCTGCGATAAAGAGCCGCGAGGCTTACGAAATGGTAGCGGTTTCGGGCGAGGGCGAGCGCATGGACGGCGACCTCGGTGAGCTGTGGCAGACGATTGCAGAGTTCTACACGCGGGACGCCGGAGCGGAGCGGGCAGCCGCTGATTTACTCCTGGCTCAATGGACGGTCAAGGACCGTAACCAAAAGCGGGTTGAGCGTAGGACCGCGCTGATGGCGGACCTAGTAGACTCCCCGGCAAGCCTTGCTAACGTCCGCGAGGCGCTGATGCTGGCCGAGCGGGCAAGGGTCGGGTTACTACTGGCGGGGGCGCTGGTCGGGGATCAGCCGGACGCGGCGGTGACCGAGTTGATCGAAGCGTATCAAGGCATAGACGAGCGGTACGCGGTAGAGCAAGATGACGCGATGGACTGGCTGGGCATTATCAAGCGGCGGGCGAAGCCCGAGGGCGCTATACCCGTAACCCCTAAAGCGCTCAACGTCCGGCTAAACGGCGGACTCCGGCCCGGGCACAACGTGGTTATTTATGCGCGTCCTGAGTGTGGCAAGACCGCGTTTGCGATCACGATGGCGGTCGGGTTCGCTCGGCGTGGGGTTCGGGTGCTGTATACCGGCAATGAAGATCCCATTGAGGACATCGCGCTTAGGGCGCTGTCGTGTATTACCGGACGGACCGCCGACGAGCTGGCGCAAGATCCGGACGGCGCGCAGCTTGAGGCCGTACAGCGCGGGGTCGGTAACATGGTATTCGCCGGACTTAGCCCTGGCACGCTGGTTGAGTTGGAACGGCTGGTTCGTATCCACAAGCCGGTTGTGTTGGTAGTTGATCAGCTACGAAACCTGACCGGGGCGAAATCGGAGAACTTCACGCAGCTACTCGATAGGAGCGCCCAAGGGGTGCGAGCGATTGGTAAGCGCCACGGGCTGATCACCATAGCGGTGACACAAGCAGGAGATTCCGCCCGAGGCAAGGCCGTCCTACACGATGGGGATATCGACTCAAGCAACACCGGCATACCCGGTGCGGCGGACCTTTTGATAGGAATAGGCGTCAACGAGACTTTGGAGTTAGCCGGGCAACGGATGATCTCGCTGGCTAAGAACAAGCTATCGGGCATACACGACCATTTTCCGGTTAACATCGACCCAACTAGAAGTAGGTTTACAAGCGCATGAGACAGACACCAGAGGAACAGAAGGCCAAGAGGGCGGAGTACAACGCGAGGTGGCGGGCGACCCCGAAGGGGAAGGCCACGGTGGCGGAGTACGACGCGAAGCGGGACGCGACCCCGAAGCGGAAGGCCGCGAGGGCGGAGTACATGAAGGAGTACAACGCGAAGCGGCACGCGACCCCGGAGCGGAAGGCCAAGAGGGCGGAGTACGACGCGAGGCGGCGGACGACCCCGGAGCGGAAGGCGTACATGAAGGAGTACGCCGCGAGCCCGAAGCAGAAGGCCAAGAGGGCGGAGTACGACGCGGCGCCGGAGCGGAAGGCGTACATGAAGGAGTACAGCGCGAAGCGGCACGCGGACCCGGAGTGGAGGGCCGCGAAGGCGGAGTACAACGCGAAGCTGCACTCGACTCTCGAAGGTCGGGCCAAGAGGCTGCTTATCGCTGCGCGCCACCGTGCAAAGGGCCGGGGCGGAGTCTGCACGCTGACCCTAGAGTGGGTCATAGCAATGATCTTGCTCGGATGCGCCCTAACCGGACGCCCTTTTGTCCTGACCACGGGGAAGCACCGATCCGCACCGTCAATAGACCGCATCGACACCAGCAACCCTGACTATACGCCGGAGAACAGTCGGGTAATCCTAGCCCGCATTAACGTCGCCATCAACGCGCACGGGCTGGACGAGTACCTTGAGGACGCCGTCGCCGTCATTAAGCACATGGGCATCGACATCAACGACCCGAAGCACAAGGCCCTGATAACGGCGATGCAGGAGTCGAGATGACCACCCCCCACTCGGTTAACCCGTAGGAGACCCAATATATGGCTTACCCAATCGACGACATCGTTCGCCCCAAGTGGTACTTCTGATGCTCCGATTCACCCAGGGAAATCTCTTACAAGCCGACGTCGAGGCGTTGGTGAATACCGTTAACACTGTGGGTGTGATGGGAAAGGGGATTGCCCTCCAGTTCAAGGAAGCGTTCCCCGGCAACTTCGCGGCCTACGAGGCCGCATGTCAGCGTCGAGAAGTTGAAGTTGGGAGGATGTTTGTCTTCGAAACCGGGCGGCTCGACGGGCTTCGCTGGATCATCAACTTTCCGACCAAGAAGCATTGGCGGCAGCCATCCAAGATGGACTACGTGCGCACCGGCCTCACGGACCTGGTGCGGGTAGCTAAGGAACTTGGCATTCGGAGTCTTGCAGTGCCACCGCTTGGATGCGGGTACGGGGGGCTGGATTGGGCGCAGGTTCGGGATTCCATCGAGGCGGCCGGTTCTCAGCTGCCCGACGTCGAGATCGTGGCCTATGAGCCGACGGCCACCTACCAGGCGACGCCCAAGCGAAGTGGCGAGCGACCCCCGAAGGGAAGGCGTACCACGTGCTGAGCTGGTTTGTCCGCTAACCGCGACGGGCCAGACGGCGGATCAGGTAAATGATTGAATCACACAACGAGGGAAACACGATGAAGACGATTCTGTTGATCGCGATGACACTCGGCGCGAGCGCCGCCATCGCAGGCACGGCCCACCTCCAGTACGAGCGCGAGACGGGCTCGACCAAGCAGTGCGTATACGACTATCTCGGCGACGAGCACACGATCACGATCAACGTGGTGAAGCTGTGCCCGCTGACGATCCGGGTTTAAGGAGCACAAACATGAAATCAGCTATATTTGCAATACTGGCGTCGGCCCCGTTGGCAGC